GTGGTCTACACCGCCTGGCCGTGACCTACCGCAACCGGACAAACCGGGCGATAGTGGTCGAAATACTGGCCGATACAGCGGAGCTGCGTTTGGGCGAGCTGCGGTGGCCCGTGGTGGTCTACCGCCGCATCGACAACGGCACGATCTACGTGCGCTCGAGGGCCGAGTTCGAGGCCAAGTTCTGCCCCGAGTGACCCCTGTTTGACCCCTGCAAACATTGGGTTTTCTTCAAAATCTACAGAAAAATGGTTTTCTCTGTAGACTCATGTCTGCCTCTGTGGCAACTTGACGGCCGTCGGTCCAATCAAGTCCAACGCAAAACACCATGAGCAACGCGATTCTAACGGCAGCGAATGAACTGATCGACAACAGCGGATCAATCAGCGCCGCGGTTGATATGCTTCAAGAGCGGATCACTCGTAGAAAGTCAGAAGGAAAGTCGTCTGAACTTGCTGAACAACAACTGGCTTGCCTGAATCAGCTTTGGGAAACGTCCGGCGGAACTTACCAGACAGCGAAGCAGCAGGAACGTAGCAAGAACTACCAAGCAAGCGGCGGTTACATTGACTGACACACTTTAGGCCCGGGTGGGGCCAATACCACCCAACCAGGGGCGCGACTGGCCAACGCGCACAGCCAAACATCATTTATGTATTGGGTTCCAAGCAGAGGAAAATGGGTCTTTGAGGTATATGGAAAAGGCCAGCTTTTTATAGTGTGTGCTACACATCCCGACAAAGCTAAGTCTAAAACAAAGCGATACTGTGATAAACATGGAATTACGTTTAAATTTAAAGCGGCAATGTTTCTGATTAACACCAACATGGATTTTACTAAAATCAAATGCCAACCATCTCCAACCTCATCAGCGCACTCATCATCGTCGAAAGCAGCGGCAACGATCAGGCCATCGGTGACCAAGGCCGGGCCATTGGCTGCCTCCAGATCCACAAGGCCGTTGTCCTAGACGTCAACCGGATCACCGGGAGCCACTACCGGCACTCCGAGATGACCAACCGGGTGGCGGCCCGGGCTGTGTGCGAGGCCTACCTGAAGCACTACGGCCGCGGAGCCACCACCGAGCAGTTGGCCCGCCGTTGGAATGGGGGTCCGACCGGGGACCGCAAATCTGCCACCGAGGCCTACTGGGCCAAGGTTAAGAAGCAACTGAAATGACCAAACCGAAAACCATCAACGTGACACCCACCACCCACAAGGCCCTGCGCGACTACTGCCTCGCCGCCGGCCTCAAACTGCAGGCCGTGGCCGACAAGGCGATTCAGGCCTGGCTCCGAAAGGCATCGAAGTGAAACGGATCTTAGCCATTGACCCGGGCCTGTCCGGCGGCCTGGCGCACTACGGCCCCAGCGGTGTGACGCTGGACGCCATGCCTGCCACCGACGCCGATGTGCGCGACCTGGTGCTGGACAGGCTGGGTGTGTCCGACGTGGTCTACATCGAGAAGGTGGGCGGCTATGTGGGCGGCAAGGGCGCTCCCGGGTCTGCCATGTTCAACTTCGGGCGCAATGTGGGATTCCTGCACGGACTGATCGCAAGCACTAAGACCCGGGTGATCGAGGTGCCGCCGCAGACCTGGCAGAAGACCATCCAGGCAGGCACCAAGGCCACGCACGGCGACCGGTGGAAGGCTCACCTAAAGCAGATCGCGCAGCAGCGGCAGCCGAGGCTGACGATTACGCTGAAGACCGCGGACGCTGTGCTGATCCTCGAGCACGCTATGATTGCGGAGGGCCTCAAGTGATCACCAAGAAGACCATCACCAGCGCCGTGGCCGCGGGCTGGATCTCATTCCCGGAGCCGAAGGCCAGGGAACTGTCGAGGAACTGGGCGCAGCCGGTCGAGGCCTTCGACAGCGAGCTGGCCTACCGGCTGTGGGACAACGGTGCCGACACCGACACCGTGGCCCGGGCCATCGGCTGCAAGCGCAGGTTCGTGGCCCAGATTATCAAGGAGCACAGGCGATGAAACCCAAACCCAAACGTCCCGTTGCCAAGATGTTCGTCGTGTCAGACGACACGCATCGGAGATTGAAGGAATACGCAAAGCGCAAAGGCTACAAACTGCAATACGTAGCAGATGAAGCGGTCAGTGAGTACTTGGAAGGAAAGGAAACCAAATGAGCAACCAACCAATCAACGACGGAGGACCGGCGTTTCCACATACAACGCAATGGGACGGAATTACTCCAGCAATCAATTACCATGGTATTTCAATGCGCGACTACTTCGCGGCGAAGGCAATCAACGAAGTGGGATGGTATGAAAACATGGATAACTCCGCAGCAATGGCATACCTCATCGCTGACGCGATGCTCAAAGCGAGGGATGGCAAGTGAGCGATACACCGATATCAGACTCAACACCTCACAACGTAGCCGAGTTGGGGCTGCTGTGCAGGAGGCTCGAACGCGAACTCAACGAAGCCAATACAATCATCCGGCAGCAGCAATTGTTGGATGAGGAGAACCTGCGGTTAAAAGACCGCATCAAGCGGCTGGAGGCAGCGGGGGATGAAGCAATCTACCCCTTTGAATATGCGGCCAGAGTTAGAATTTGGACAGAAGCCAAGGAGGCCAAGCTGTGAGCGATACACCGAGGACAGACAGAGCTAGGTTGGACGAACATGATCCAGCAGTAGCGGTAGCCAGCGAGTGTTCAAAACTTGAGTGCGAACTCAACGCGGCAAACCGTCGGATCAAACGGTTGGAGGCAGCGGGGGATGCAGTCGAAGAACGACTGGGATGTGGGTGTGGATGCGGTGGGCCTTGTCGGGCTTGCCGTAGCGCATCCGAGAACTGGTTCAAAGCCAAGGAGGCCAAGCCGTGAGCATTGAAGAACGAATCCTGAATATCGCCGAAAAACCGATTCCCATTTGGTGGGACGACCGACGCGAACTCCGCGCAATCGCAATCGATGTCCGCAAGCTGGAGGATCGGGTGAAACAACTGGAGCAGGAGAACGACGCTCTCCGCGCTGACTTGTTGCTGTGGAATGAGAAGGAGGTGAAGTTGTGAGCCATCTTGTTAACGCCAACAAAAAGGTCGTCAGCAAAACACCGCGCACAGACCGACAGCCGGTTGTCACCGTGGCGTTCCAGCACTTCGTGAAGGCTGGCTTCGCCCGTCAGCTAGAGAGGCAACTGGCTGGAGCGAATAAACGCATCAAAGAACTCGAAGCCAAGATCGATGAAATCCATGACTTGGAGAAATGGTTGGAGGGAAGATGAAACTGCGACCGATCAAATGGGTGCTGTCACCTACCGACGACCATATGCTTTCCATGGAATGCACCGACATTGAGATCGTCGATGAAGGCGGCGGTGAGTACGTCGAGGTAAGTCAATCTGCTGATGGCCATGGTAAAGTCAGCATCAACCCAGAGGAATGGCCGATGATGCGTAAAGCCATCGACGACGCCATCAAGCAATGCAGGGATCTGAAACCATGACCATCGAAGAAATGAGAACCATTGACGCAGTGAAAACCTACAAAGAGCTGGAGGAAGCCCGTGCCAGGATCGCGGACCTGGAGGCTGCGCTCCGCAGGATCGCCAACCAAGACTATCGCGGCAACCGCTCGACCGAATCTCAGATCGCCTTTGAGGCGTTGAAACCATGATCACCAAACTGCACGAACTGCCGCCCGACCATCACCTGCGGAACACGGCCATACAGCACATCGACGTGAGGATTAAGTGCCGGCACAGTGGGACAACCCGGGACCCGCGAACCTGGCGCATCAAGAACGACACCTACAACAGGCTGTGCGACACCTGGCAGAACAACTTCGACTTTATCCTGCAATGAAAACAGCTCAACAGATCCAACGGGAGGGCACCGGCCCTTACCACCTGACCAAGCGGGACGCCGGTGAGGCCTACCGGGCTGCCCGTAAGATCAAGATCGAGTTCGCTAGCTTCTTTACCAGGAAGCGCGGGAAAGGCTCCAAGTGAGAGACTTCGACGTGGCCAGGACGATGATCGAGTACGGCGGGTCATTCGTTCGCAAGCTGGGTGCCGCGGTGATGGTGGCCGACCCGGAGAACCTGGCCAAGATTAAGAACGCATGGCCCGACTACTGGGCGAAGTACCAGCGCATGGCCCAGCAACTTTCCGAGGTCGAAAAGCAGGCCTCGATTCAACACAACAACAACAACAACATAAAGTAAGACGTATGATTATCAGTGCAACAGGCGGTAAGAAGGACTTCGCGCCGTGCCCGGAGTACACCGGCAAGGCCGTGTGCGTGGACGTGACTCCGTTGAAGGAGTACGAGACCGAGTACGGCGTGAAGCAGAAGTTCAAGTTCGCGTTCGAGATCGAACTGCAGGACGACAGCAGGGACCCGGTGCAGCCCTGGGTGGTGTTCACCAAGCCCATGGTGCCCAGCCTGCATGAGAAGGCGGCGCTGACCAAGTTCCTCAAGGACTGGTTCGGCCGGAAGCTGACCGACCAGGAGAACAAGAGTCTGGATCTGGAGAGCCTCATCGGGCGGCCGGCCAGCCTGGTCATCGGGCACGAGCAGAGCGCGGACGGAAGCAAGACCTACGCGAACATCAAGCTGATCATGGCGCATAAGAGCGGCGAGGCATTGGCACCCAGCGGGCTGTGGGTGCGGCTGCAGGACCGGCCTGCGAAGGATGGAGCCGAGGGCAAGGCAGCGCCGGCAACAGGCGACTCGAGCTTCCGCAAGACCTCGGGCGGTGGACAGCCTCCGGCGGACGATGCGTCCAAGGTCAAGGTCCATGTCGGCAAGCACAAGGGCATCGAGCTCCGGGAGCTGACCGAGGAGAGCATCACGAGCCTGATCGAGCACTGGCTGCCCAAGGCCCGGGCCGAGGTCAAGCAGAGCGCGGACGACAAGCGCCTGATCAACGGCCTGGTGTGGTACCAGGCCAAGTTCAAGGCTGACGAGGAAGCCCAGGTTAAAGTGGAGCAGGACGACCTCCCCTACTGAGCCATGAACCCGACCAAGAAGAAGTACACCAAGGTGGCCCACCTCATCCCCGAGGTCATGCAGATGAGGGCCGAGGGCAAGTCCATCACACAGATCGGCGAGGTCATGGGCCTGACCAAGCAGCGCATCAGCCAGATCTCGCAGGCGGCCAAGATCAAGGCCGAGATCCAGGCGCAGTGGGGCTGGCCCTTCACCACGCGCACCTTCAATATCCTGGACCGGATGGCGGTGAAGGATAAGAGCGAGGCCCTGAGCCTGTATACGTCCGGGCACCTGCATCCCAATGCCGTCACAGGCTTCGGATGGAAGTCCTACTCGGAGATCTGCGAGTGGCTGGCCGTGCCGGTGCTCCTGAAGCGGCCCAAAGAACCCAAGCTGTGCCCGCACTGCGGGAAGCAGATCTGACAACTTTCCCGGCAGCCCGTTGCTGCTGGGGACTCATGGACAAGCGGGGGGTGCGCATCCGCTGACAAACGCACAACTACCAATCCAAACCGTTTTAGCATTATGCCAGCAAACCCACGTATTTACTTCGACATCGAGACAGGACCGCTCCCCATTGCGGAGCTGGTCATCCCACCGTTTGACCCTGCTGCGGTCAAGCTGGGCAACATCAAGAACCCGGACATCATCGCGGAGAAGATCCAGCGGGCCGAGGAGAACCACGTCAGCGACTACATCAAGAACGCAGCACTGGATGCCCTGAGCGGCCAGGTGCTGGCCATCGGATACCGTGTCGAGCATGAGCAGCCCGCGGTGTTCTGCGCCGATACGGATGGCGAGAAGGCCATGCTGCTGCAGTTCTGGTCGCTGCTAGACAGCTTCGAGCGCAAGCCGCAGTTGATCGGATTCAATGTGAAGCCCTTTGACCTGCCGTTCCTGTTCAAGCGGTCCTGGAAGCACCGGATCACCGTGCCCTATTGGATGCGCAATGGCAGGTATTGGACCGACCTGATCGTGGATCTGCGCGAGGTGTGGCAGCTAGGCGACAGCCGGGCGCACGGCAGTCTTGCTGCGATCTCCAGACACCTCGGGCTGGGCGACAAGGCCGGCAACGGGGCGCACTTCCACGAGCTCTTCAAGACCGACCGCGAGGCTGCCATTGCCTACTGCCTGCGCGACGTGGAACTCACGCAGAAGGTCTCGGACATCCTTATCCCGACCTACTGATCCGATGACTACAAGCCCGTCTGTCCATGTGATCGAGGACGACTTCGATCCGACGCCCGAGGACCGTTTCATGGTCTGGGTAAAATCGTTTGGTAACGTCTTCCTCACAGGGCAGGCGGGCACCGGCAAGTCCACGCTCCTGCGGGAGTTCCTGAGCAGGGTGGAAGGAGTCCGGGATGTGGCCATCACAGCCCCGACAGGCATTGCCGCGCTGAACGTGGGCGGGACCACCGTGCACAGATGGTGCGGGATGCAGTTGGGGCCGCAGGATGGCGAGGACTTCCTGCAGGCTGCCGAGCGGCTGGAGGAGCAGCCTTCGATTCATGGAGCCCGCAAGCG